AATTCAGGCAGGGCATGGCATCCTTTCTCTACCATGTGGCTACGGGAAGACGACGGTATCCCTGGCTATAGCGTGTAAGTTGGGATACAGGACGATGATTGTCGTACATAAACAATTCTTGGCGGATCAATGGAGGGAGCGTATCCAACAATTTTGTCCAGGTGCCACGATAGGCGTGGTTCAACAAGATAAGAAACAAGTCGAGTGTGACTTTGTGATTGCAATGCTTCAATCCCTCTCACTGAAGGAATACAGTTTCACAGACTTTGAGAGTGTGGGTACACTCATCGTAGATGAAGCGCACCATATATGTGCCAAAGTGTTTAGTCAGAGTCTCTTCAAATTGTGTCCTCGACATATATATGGTCTCTCGGCGACCCCAGAGAGGAAGGATGGTCTCACGAAGGTGCTTCATTGGTTCATGGGTTCCACCTTTTTCGCGGTGGAGAGAAAGAATCAGGAGCAAGTTGAAGTTTTTCCAGTGACATTTGATTCAGCTAACTATAGGAACCCCCCACCCTCGATGAGAAACGGAAAGATCTCGATGCCCAACATGATCACAGAAGTTGTCGAGGACAGGCAAAGAAACAAAATGTTGGTGGAACTCGTCAAGAAAGCTTCTGCGAGTACCAGACAACTCCTTGTTCTCAGTGATCGACGTCAACATTGTGAACTACTTCATCAATGTTTTCCCAAAACATCCGGACTCTACATGGGTGGTATGAAGGAGGCTCAACTTCAAGAATCTTCAAAGAAGAAAATCATCTTCGCGACGTTCAGTCAAGCCCATGAAGGTCTAGACATTCCGACCCTAGACACAGTCATCTTAGCTTCACCCAAGTCTGACATCACACAAAGTATTGGTCGTATCATGAGAGAGACGAAGGGGAAGAAGAATAATCCCCACATTTACGATGTACATGACCCATGGTCAATCTTTACGGCGATGTACTACAAGAGAATGAAGGTCTATAGACAAGGTGGTTTTAAGATTCATGGAAAGGTGGTGGAAGAGAAGAAGAGTGAGTTCCCTCAGGGAAAGTGTCTGTTTTTATAATCTGAACAACTATTAAATGTCTGGTGCATTGATACAACTCGTCTCCAAGGGTGTTCAGGATGTATATCTCACGAGTGAAGAGGGACATTCCTTTTTTCGCATGAAGTTTACCCGTCACACAAACTTCTCACAGGCTCCCAAGTTTATCAAAACGATCAGTTCCAATGATACTTCCATTACTATTCCAGTTTTGGGTGATGTCATTAATGGGTTGTGGTTTGAAGCGACATCTAGGACAGCCAACATTTCTTCAAATCTTTTTTACAACTCTACCATAGATCTCTTTATTGGTGGACAAAAGGTTGATTCTCAACATTACGACTACTACAGTGACATATGGGCAAACTACATGGCTGACACGTATAATAAATCTCAAGAACTTAACAACAAAACCTCGACGGCGAACCCAGCGTTCTTACCACTTCATTTCTTTTTCTGTGACCACAAGGCATTTTTACCTCTCATCGCCCTGCAGAATCACCAAGTTGAGATTAGGATCAATTTGGATGAAGCAAATATTGCATCTATACAAGAAGTTGACAAACAAGCTAAGTTATATGGAAACTACATCTATCTGGATAAAGATGAACGTGAATCTCTGACGAGGCGGAGTATAGATTTCATCATCACACAGACACAAAAAATTGAAAATGAACTGACCACAGTCGTTGATAATACTCAGGGTGGGGGGTACAACGTCATAGACATTTCGAGTTTTAATCATCCAGTGAAATCTATCTTTTGGGGTTTTGGTGCTCTCAGTGACGATTTTGCGAATGATCGTTTTACATTCCTAAATGCGGACATTCAAATCAACGGTACACCTCTACTCGAAAACATGACTCCACTCTATTTTCACACCGTTCAGAATTATTACAAGTCCAACTATGGTACAAGTGAATATGTTCCCGAAACTGAGGTACTTTTGTATACCCGATACTTTGGATACCATTTCTGTCTGAATGCATCTGAATACAATCCCTCTGGTAGTTGCAACTTTAGTCGTCTAGACAATGCAAAGTTAGTGCTACGAGGTGTTGAGAAGGGTAACCTTAGACCCTCAAACCAACCCATTTTTATATATGCTGTCAACTACAATGTTCTCAGGATCAAGGATGGATTAGCGGGAATTTTATTCGGTAACTAAAGTATATGGGTAGAACAGTTCGTTTCGACCAGATCTTCGTATCAAGTCTAGACGCAGACCCACAAGAGCAGGATGTCTTGACATCGGTCAAGAGTATTATTACTTCAGAGATTGAAGTCGACGATCTCACTGCATCGAATAGTATTGAAACGAATATTCTCACTGTACCCGGAAAGATTACAGCGAATCAAACAGATTTCAAGGTGACCGGACTCAGTAATGTTGTTCGTATAACAACTTCACAGGTTGGTATCGGCGCGATTCCCGTGAATGACTTTCAGGTTGGTACGAGTAATGTTGTCATCAATAGAAATGCCCAAAACCTCATGACAGTCCGTGGTAATTTAGCCACAACAAATGTCATAGCGTCAAATTTGTTACAGACCACAAATCAGAAGTTCAAAGTGGACAGTGTGGGTTCTAACGTTCTCAGTGTCAGTGGTAACGTAGTCGCGACAAATGTAAACGTCGATACGAAACTTGTCGTGGGAACTTCAGAAAATTTGGGTGCCAACGTCGCAGTGTTTCAGAATGGAAATGTTGTCGTAGACAATGGGCGTTTCATTTTACATGGAGATATGAACGTTTTCGGTAACGTTTATATCAGTGAAACTACTATATATGAAACAGTTCAAAACCTTGTGGTAGAAGATCCTGTGATTCTTATGGCGAACAACAACGCCGGTGGTACTTTCGATAACGCACTCATCATGGTTGAAGATGACCATGAGGCGAACCTTGTTATTGGGTACGATATGTCTGAACAAGAGTTTGTGATGACTCGTTCATTCATGGGTCCATCTGATACTCTGATTACCTTCGACACATCAAACACAGTGAACTTACATGTGTATGGTCAAATGTACGCTGATGGAAGTGTGGGTGTTGCGAACACCTCACCCGTTCACACAATGGATATTGGTTCGAATGTCTACTTTGAGGATGCTGGCTCAAATGTCATGCACTCCAGTGGTAATGTGTACACACAACGCCTTGTCGTTGGAAGTGGTGGTATAAGTGTTGGTAGTCTACTCACAATAAGTCCAGGGGCAGAGACTCCGGTCGTCATCAACAGCAATGTTCAGATGAATGCTTTACGTACGACTGGGACAGCACCATCGGGTATCGCGAACACGTCCCCAACTGACACACTCTCCATAGGTTCCAAAATATTCGCAAACATTGAAGCTGAGAACACTCTCACGATTGTTGGTAACGTCGAAGCGACAAATGTTGTGACACAGATTCTCTCTTCTGAGGACAGTTTAACGGTACATGCAGATAGATATGGTGGAGACAGTACCTCAAATGTACTCACTCTTAAATCCGGTCCAGCTGCGTCGAACGTGAGTGCCATCGAAGTCTATGGTGCGAGTACTTCGAGTTCTAACCAAAATATTCGATTCAAAACTAAAAATACTGAGCGCTTGCGTATCGCATCTAATGGTAAGGTTGGTATAGCGACGAGCTCACCGACCGAGACACTCACCGTCTCTGGAAATGTTCATGTGTTGGGAAGTAACGCCACAGTGTATGGGAACACCTGGAATGGAATTGAGGGAAATACGTCGATGCGCATCTATTCCAATCCTGTTACGGGTGAGAATAAAGTGGAGAATATCGTCGAAAGTGGGAAGGGTCTCAACTTTTACACGAGTACTTCAAATGTCATGGGATCGGCGAAGATGACAATTCTCGAGTCCAGTAATGTTGGTGTGGGCACAGCGACACCCCAAGGTCGTTTCCACACTTCTGGTGGTACGGTTTTCATAAATGATCCAATCCAATATGATAATAGCTATGATACTGCGGGAGTACCACTCGTTGTATCCAACACACAAGCAATCGCTGGTGCGACACTAGACATCGTAGATATTATGCAACTCTCTCGCGAAGGTAACTCTGATCGAGATGGTGTGAGAGCTGTTTTCAAAATGGGTAAATATGATAACACCGTGGGGAAATCTAAATCAAAACTTGATATATTTTTGTCCGATGACCGGTATACTGACGAAACCGAGGTTTTAACCATACGCGCCGATGGACGCGTTGGTATCGGTACCACACAACCTTCGGCACATCTCGAAGTTTTTTGCACCGGTGTTGCTAATCCAACTGAAAATGGCTTAATTATACACAACCACGATGCGCCATCTGGTGATGCCATTGTAGCGATGCAGACCAATCTTGCAGAAGGTAATGCCTTTACATCGTACATTCAAAGTGATAATGATACTGCTTTGACAGGTTGGTCAGTTGGCGCCTCTGGATCTGGTGATTTCAGGATTACGGAGGACTATGAAAAAGTTTATGAACCAACCGCGACCGCTTTATTCATAGAGGGTACATCACGAAACATCGGTATAGCTACAGATGCACCTCGCGAAAGGTTAGAGGTGAATGGAAACGT